TAGATAATACATCTCTTGATTCAATAGCAGATTTAATTGATAAAAAAATTACTGAAATAAGAATGAAATATGTTGACGACTCAAATGAAGATTTTATTCAGGCTGGGGAAAGAATGAATGAATTAATTGAAAATTTACAAAAAAGACCTGAAGTTGGTTACCCTATGTATGGACCTCTTATTAATACAATTACTAGAGGTGCACGTTTAAAGAAATTTTATTTAAGGTCTGCGGCAACTGGTGTTGGAAAAACTCGTAGTATGATTGCTGATTCTTGTTCAATAGCTTGTGATAAAATATATGATTCAGTTCAAGGGAAATGGATTGAGAATGGAACAAAAGAACCTACAATGTTTATTACAACAGAGCAAGAGGTAGATGAGATACAAACTATGATGTTAGCATTTTTATCAGATGTAAATGAAAATCATATTATATATAACGCTTATGAACCGGGGGAATTAGAGCGAGTATTATATGCAGCAGAACTTATTAAAAAATGTCCATTATATATTAAAAAACTACCTGATTTTTCAATGAAAGATATAGAAAATACTATAAAATTTGGTATTCATGAGTGAGATGTTAGATACATCTTTTTTGATTATTTACACACATCAATGAAAATATTAAGTGAAGTAACTTCTAAAACAGGTATAAAAGGATTAAGAGAAGATAATGTTTTATTTATGATTTCAATTAAATTAAAAGATATATGTAATGAATATGGAGTTTTTATTCTTACAGCTACTCAACTTAACGCAGATTACACTACCGCTCAACAATATGACCAAAATTTATTGCGTGGTGCAAAATCAATAGCTGATAAAATAGATTGTGGCTTAATTATGTTAAAAACAAGTAAAGAAGATAAAGAGGCATTAAGAGAGGTTATAGCTAGATTTAAATTTGAAGAACCGGCAATTAAAATTTCAGTATATAAAAATCGTAGAGGTCAATATAAAGATATTTTATTATGGTGTAAGGCAAACCAAGGAACGTGTCGTGTTATACCTATGTTTGCAACAGATTATAATTATCAATTAATAGATTTGCCAGATTTAAAAATTAATGTATCAACAAAATTACAGGCTTCTGCCTTTTAAAATACTTCTAGTTGATTATATTAACAAAATATTATATAATTAATAAGAGGAGTTAAATAAAATGGATAATTTAAAAGAATGGTCTGAAAGTATAAAAAACAGTTTGACAATAGAACAAATAAAAGATTTATTATATGCTCTTGGCGGGGACCCGCAACTAAAAGAAGATTATATTATATCTAGAACAATTTGTCATGGTGGTCATCAGCATAAATTATTTTATTATGATAATACAAAATTATTCAGATGTTATACTGAATGCTCTGACACTTTTGATATATATGATTTAATTATAAAAAATAAAAAAAATGAAGGTATTGATTTTACATTATATAAAGCTATTCAATTTGTAATTACTTTTTTTAATTTGACAATTTCTACTGAAAATTTTTCATTTGATAATGAAGAAATAAGTGATTGGCAAATTCTTAATAAATATGAACAAAATAGTTCTCAAGAAAAGCAAGAAAAAATTATTGAATTTAAATTTTATGATAGTAAAATTTTAAAATACCTACCAAGACCAAAAATACCTATGTGGTTGAGAGAAGGTATATCACAAGAGGCAATGAATAATTGCGGGATTGCATTTGATCCAGTTTCATGGGGAATAGTAATTCCGCATTATAATATAGATGGAAAGTTAATTGGTATAAGAGAAAGAACTTTAATTAAAGAAGAAGAAAACAATGGTAAATATAAACCTGCAATACTAAATTATCAAATGTATAATCACCCATTAGGTTTTAATTTATATAATTTAAACAATAGTAAAGATAATATAAGAAAAATAAAAAAAGCAATTATATTTGAGGGCGAAAAAAGTTGTCTGTTATATCAATCTTATTTCGGTATAGATAATGATATAAGTGTTGCTGTATGCGGAAGTAATTTAACAAATTATCAGGTTCAACTTTTAAAAAATTTAGACGTAGATGAAATAGTCATAGCATTTGATAAACAATTTAAAGAGATAGGTGATAATGAATTTAAAGGTTGGGTTAAAAAACTTAAAGATATAAATAAAAAATTTAGTTCAATTATCTCAATTTCATTCGCATTTGATAAATGAAATTTATTAGGCTATAAAGACTCGCCTATTGATTGTCGGACCTGAAGTTTTTATGCAACTTTTTGAAAGGAGAATAATGATATAATGGAAATAGAAGAATTTGAAAATAAATTAAAAAATAAAACTTTTACAGAAAATGAATTACAAGAAATTATAGAAAATTATTTATTTACTAATGAAGGAGATAAGATTCCATATGAAATAATTGATACTATATATAGTAATGAACTTAATAGATGAAGTCGTGATGCGCAAACCATCATTAAATATAAAGATAAGTATTATTCAATCCTATGAAAAGAAGGGTTAACAGAATATCAAGATAATGATTTTTATAAACAACCTTACGAAGTGATTAAAAAAACTAAAGTAGTTGAGCAAGACTATTGAATATCACCAAATCAGGAAAAGCAACAACAACAACCAAATACTTTTATTCTAAAGAATGGATTGTTTAATATTCATACAACTGAGAATACAAAAATTGCTATTTTAGATGGACAATGAGAGTGTATTGAAAGGATTGGTTAACAATGGATAAAGAAATAAAAATATATAGACAAAAACATCAAAAATGTAAATGATGCAAATATTATAAATATGAAAGTCCTTCAATTAAAAGTCCTTGAATAGAATGTCCAGATTATGAAATGTGTATTTTAAAAGATAAAATAATTCATTTTACAAATTGTAATCATTTATGTAAATATTATAAAATAAAAGAGGAGAAAAATAATGAAATATAAATTAATAAACCCTATTAATTCTAATTATTCAACGATACAGACTATTTTAACAAATAGACATATTCCACTAGAGGAAGTTGAACATTATTTAAATACAACAGATGCGGATATTAATAATCCTGAGGCATTCGGACAAAATTGCTTAATTGCGGCGGCGCAATGTCTAATAACTCATATTTCAGCAGGACATAATGCTTTAGTAATCGTAGATTGCGACTGTGATGGTTTTACATCTGCCGCATTATTAATTAATTATTTATATGATTTAGTTCCAAGCTGGGTAGAAACAAATTTGAAATGGTGAGTTCATGAAGGTAAACAGCATGGATTAAATGACTGTATGGATTATATTAATTCACATGATTTTGATTTAATATTAGTTCCAGATGCTGGATCTAATGATTATGAAGCGCATGCTGCATTAAAAGCATTGGGAAAAGATATTATTATATTAGATCACCATTTAGCTGATAAAATTAGTGATGATGCTATTGTAATAAATAATCAATTATCAGAATATCCAAATAAAGATTTATCCGGAGTTGGAGTCGTTTATCAATTTTGTAGATATATAGATGAAAAAATGAAAACTAATTATGCAGATTATTATTTAGACCTAGTAGCTCTGGGTCTAACGCGGTGATATGATGTCTTTAACATCAATAGAAACAAAACATTTAATTATGAAAGGTTTCGAGCCTGAAAATATACATAATCCATATATTTATGAAATGTGGCAAAAAAATAAATTTAAATTAGGTGAACATATAACCTCAATAGATGCAGCATTTTATATAGTACCTATGATTAATGCAGTTCAACGTAGTGGGGAATTAGAAGAAAAAGAATTATTATTTAAATCAATGTTAAAATATGAAGCTTTTGAAATGATTTTATCTAATAAACGTGGACATAAACCTGGTGAAATGGAAAGATTAGTAGACCAGGCTGTTCGTATGTCTACCAATGTAAAAAATAGACAAACAAGAGAACAAGATAAAATGATGGAAGATCTAGAATCTTTAATGTTAGACTTAGAATTATTAGACCATAAAGTTATATTATTTACTCTTGATGATAAAAAATTAAATAGAAATATAGCTGGTTTAATTGCTAATAAAATTGCTAATAAATATCAAAGACCTTGTTGTGTATTATCAAGAGTTATAGAAAAAAGAGAAAAATTGATAACTATTGGTCTTTGTCATACGGATAATGGTACAACTTATACAGAACGTGGAATAGCTCAAGAAGAAGTTATTACATATCAAGGTAGTGCAAGGGGATATGAGGCAACAGGTGTAACTAATTTTAAAACTATATGTGAAGCGGCTGGG